CAATTCATTATAGCTTTTTCTATTCTTTCTACGGAATAATTCTTGAAGATTTGATAATATACATTAAATACAAACTCACTTGATTTTTGATTATACATTTCACATAAGCCTGTAATGATAGTAACAAATTTTTCTTTATCCAACATCTTCATTTTCCTTTTGATTAGAGAGCCACGCTTGACCAACAAGATACGCTTTTATGCCGTTTTCACTTAATTTAGTGGTAAATTCTTTATAATTAAGGTAGCTTTCAAACTTATTTGAATATAATGTTTGAGGACGCAAGTATTTATACATCTTTGCGTCAGCACCCCAATTCTTTAGCATTTTCCTATGAACTACCTTAAAATCATCAATAGTAAAGCCATCATTAAGTCTGGCATTGATTAGGAGTTGGGTAGTTTTGTTGTTAGTTTTATAGTTAGAAGTATATATAGTGTTGAAATCATTGATTATCTCATATACTTTATCTTCTTCTTTATCTTTATCTTTATCTTTATCTTCTTCTTTATCTTTATCTTTATCTTTATCTTTATCTTTAGTACCTTCGGGTACCTCGTATACCCCCTTTGAAGCCCCTTTGAAGCTCCTTTGAAGCTCCTTTAGATTATACTTACTTATTTTCTTTATAACACCTTTAAGTGCAGGGTTATTATCATTAAGGTTATCTATATCGCAGTTATACTGAAAAAGAATAAAATCAATGATAAACCACTTACTATTACTTATTTGTATAATTTGGTCTTTAAATATATCCTCGATTTCTTCTTGTGCTAATTTAGACCCAACTTGAAATTCAGCCAAAGATATATTAACATCCCATATTCCAGCATTATCGCAATTATCTAATAAGTAAACCCAAAATAGTTTATATTTTAATGGTAAAGAGTGAAACCATCCTTTTTTCCATTTTTCCGAGTCTGTGAAACGTTTAGCCATTTACTTATCTCCTAAGATTTCTTCTATTTTTTTTATAAATATTATATGCGGATTAAAATATTTTTCTTCCCATCTATAAACAGTATTAAACGATACGTCCAATTTACCTGCAAGGGCTTCTCGGCTTAATCCTGCTTTTTCTCGACGCTGTTTTAATTGTTTGCCTGTCATTGTGTCATCTCCTTTTTGGGTTACTTTAAGTATAACATATATTTAATATTTGTCAAGGGCTATTTTTAAAATAAATAAAGTTTGCATTTTCCATATCATAGCGTATAATTGATAGTGAATGATAAGACATAGATATTCGGGGGCGGCGGGACGATGTCCTTTCCCGCTTGCTCCCAACCTTGACAAAGTAAGATGATTAAAGTTCTGCTATGCAGATAAGAAATAAGGTTCGGGGTGTCTCCCGGTCGACTAACTCATCTTACATATTTGACAATTAAATCCCTTTGAACTTCTTAGATACCACTACCAAGTAAGATAATGGAAAGTAGACCGAGAGTGGCAAACATAGATTTTTGAGGGGATTTAGATATTGCGGGAGTATCTCCGGGGAGATAGTAAGTTACTACATCACGTTTCTTATGACTAATGTCATACAGGCATAGACCTAGGGTGTAGGATTTGCTATTAAAAAGGCTGTGCATAACCCTAAAACCCCAAGCACAAATAAGGGAAGGTTTAAATGAAACAGACCATCAGAATAACCTATAATGGAGCAATATCTAAAGAAATAGATTCAAGGCTGGCTGACCTATTAGAGGCAACTCCTCTTAATTTCGAGAAGACAGGGCAAGGATATAATGTAAAAACCGGTATTAGGGATATACAATTTGAACGTGAGACCAATTTACAAGTAGAAATAATGACGATAAATGATGAGCATGAAAGGCAACTATCTATCAGGAATGCCCTCATGATAGACAAAGGAAGCCCACCAGCATGAAGCTCCTAATTAAGATAGCAATAACAGTAATTATCATAGCAGTTTGCGTTAATACCTGCATATCAATAAGCAATTATGCGAATAAGAGAGCCAATGCGGGCCCATTTGCGTATCTATATAAATGAAAGGCATATTAAATGGTAACAGCTCTTAACAAGACAGTAGTAGTCAAGCCCCTCTATAGAAAACAGTCCGAATCCGGATTGATAATTCCAGATAGTGCAACAAAATACAAGAAATATGATGCTGAAGTGGTTGGCGAAGTAGTAGCTGTATCAAAGCAGAGTGATTATAAGGATGATTTAGCTCCAGGTGAGATACTATTATTCATGAGGCACGAAGGAAAGCCAATGAGTATTGATAATATAGAGCATAGAACAGTAAGCGATAAATGGATCATGGGCAAACTAATAGGGCAAGAGGCTGAAGATATTAAAAAGAGCCATGCTCCCATGGGGATATGAGGTAAGAAAATGGCAAAAGCAGGCGCACCCACAAAATACAAACCTGAATTCTGCGATGATATAATAAAATTCTACAGTAGAGACTGTTGTAAGGTAGTTGAGGGGAAGCTAATAGGAATAAAGCTGCCCACGTTGGTTGAGTTTGCTAAACACATAAAGGTTGGGGTATCAACAGTTTATGATTGGGTAAATCCAGATCATGGGTCATATCAAAAGATATTCTCGGACATATATAAGAAAAAAGTAGTAGAAATGCAGAAGAATGCGTTGATACAAGGAGGGTTATTAGGATACTATAATCCCTACTTTTGTAAGTTTGTATCTACTAATTTAACAGACATGAGAGACCAACAAGATGTTAAGCTTGACTACGGGAAAGAAACTCTTGATAAATTTAAGGATATGAAACCAGATGAGCTTAAACGCAAGGCAAAGGAAATGTCTGACGGAGTTACAGGAGTTAGCACAGTACAAAAAGATTAACCCTTTAGCGTTCTTTGAAAGATTGCCTATTCAAGAGCTATTTTCTACTTGTAAGGGCAAAATAAGAGTATTGTTTGGCGGCAACCGGTCAGGAAAGACTGAAGAAGGGGCCGAATACTGCATAAGAAAAGCATTAGAGAAGCCAAATCAACGCATCTGGTGCTGTGCAGAGACCGAGGCTATCAGCATTTCAATACAACAGCGCAAGATATGGAGTCAGCTACCTAAGCATTTACTAAAATATGCGTTCTATGATCAGATAAATGGCTTTCGCAATAGTAAGATAATCTTTAAAAACGGCTCATACTTAGCATTTAAGACATATCAGCAAGGGGTTATATCTTACTCTTCAGATGATATTGACCTCATCTGGAATGATGAAGAGCCCAACAATGAGATAGTTAAAGAGCAGAGAATGCGGCTCCTTGATAGAGATGGCGAAATGATATTCACCATGACCTCATTAAAAGGCGTAACAGACCTAATTGATGACATTTCAAGCGATTATGAGATAATTAAGTCTGAATACGCAGAGCTGGCAGATAAGACGCTTCCCAGGATAGCTAAGAAGGATGATATATACATCTTTTTTATGTGGACTACAGAAAATCCATATATCAATCAGGGGCGTGTTAAGTCAGATGCTAAGCTGATGAGTTCACAAGAGATACTATCTCGTATATATGGAATGCCGATTAACTTAACTGGCAAGGTATATCCAACATTCAGCCATGATATACATATATTGCCTCAGAATGATATGCCTTATGATGAGCCAGTTACGCTTTATCACGTTCTTGACCCACACGACCGGAAGCCCTGGGCAATGGGTTGGTTCGCAGTCAATAGAGTAGGCACGGGATTTATGATTGATGAATATCCCAATAGAAACTTCAATGAGATTATATCAGACAATAAGACTTATGAAGAATATGCTCAGATTATTAAGGTTAAAGAGGCAGCAATTCTCGATGTGTTTAGAGCGAACGGAGTACACAGGCGCATCATTGACCCCAACTCTGGCAACTGTACGGAGCGGAAAGCTAAGCGGGACAGCGAAACAGGGATAGCATCTACAACACCAAAGAAGATGCTCCAAGCTTTAAATCTCACGTTTCACGATGGTATTGACATAATAGAGGCAGGGCACTTACAAGTAAGACAGAAGCTTTATTATGAGATGAAAGACGGCGAGTTTATAACCAAGCCGAAGTTCTATATCTCTGATAGATGCCATAACGCAATAAGGCACATGAGTAAGTATTCACACAAAGACCCCACAACGACAGACGGAGACGTAAGAGACAAGATAGGCTTAGTAGAGAAACATAAGGATTTCTGTTTAGTGGGAAACACTTTAATAAGAACACCAAAAGGACAAATAATCATTAAAGATATTAAAATAGGAGATTATGTGGAAACAGATGTTGGCTTAAGAAAAGTAACAGCATCACGGATTACTGGATATAATAGCAATGTAATAAAAGTTACTTTCTCAGATGGAAGAATATTGTGCGGAACTCCGAATCATAGAGTATTTTTAAAAAATGGGAAAGAAATTCCACTTGACTTACTTAGATATGGTGATATAATGGATGTATGGGAAAACCAAAAAACAAATATTCAAAAGCAAAAACATGCTCACCGCGATGCAGTAACTGTAGCCAAAGTCGAACCAAACTCCAAAAAAACAGTTTATAATTTAACCGTTGAGGGCAGACATAGATATTATGCCAACGATATTCTTGTGTCTAATTGCGACGTTATTAGATATTTTTGGATGGATAACCCCAGATTTATAAAGAGAAGCACATTTAATGCAGAGAATGAGTTTGAGAAAGCATATTAACGGAAAGGTACAATATGAGCGATAAGAAGGAAGAAATCAAAGCTAAGGAAATGACACCAGAGGAAACCTTAGAGGCTAAGAAGAAGCTATTTACAGCAGACCCGGATAGGTTTGTTGATACTGATGAGCTTATTATAGCTGTTAAGAAAGCTAAGGCAGGGCTGGAAATCTTCATAAATTCCGCGGCAACGACTGGACAGCTTTTTGTAGCACAGGGAGAAATGCAGTATAATATTAATAAAACATTAGCGGCTAGAGAATATCTTGCTATGAAGAAAGCTCAAGAATCTAAAAAGATAGTAACAGCATCTGGCTTAAATAGTAATATGAGGGCTGGACTAAAAAAGGTATTTAAACATTGAGGGCGATATGAAACCTGAAGACAAGATTAAGAAACTACCGTTATCACATAGAGAGTTCAGAAACTCTAAACGTGATAGGAATGACGACTTACAGCAAGAATTTGATGATACAAAATCAGCAAAGGACAGATTAAATGGCAAAAAAGACTGACAGGCGAGTAGCTAAGAAAGACCTACTGAAGACAGACCTCACGGAGAAGGAAGCACCCAGAGTAGAGCCGGAGCTTGAATCTGATAAGGTATCAGCACCAGCGGCTAAAGAGATTGTCAAAGTGGTAATGGCGGATTACAAAGCGGGCATTGAGGCTATGACTGATTATATAGCCCAAAGAGAGCTTGACTTGAAGATGTATTATGGCTCTAAACCTAGCGAAATAGAGAATCTAAAGAAAAAGGGTTGGCAATCTGATAGGAATCTAGGGGTTACTGCTGCTGTCTGCGATATATATCAAGCTACTTTACTGTCAACGTGTTGGACCCCCGACACCATTCACTTTATAGCTACAGAGAAGAACGATATGGACAACAAGGCTAATCTGACTAGCTTTGCTAAGTGGGCAGTCAGTCAGAGTGAGGGAAACATCTTTCCAGAAGTAGATGACCATATTCACAATAGGACGTCTCAGGGCTTCTCAGTGTTCAAGGTATATTGGAAAGTCTGGTATGAGTGGGTTGACAGGCGTATCCCTAACACTAAAACTGGTGGCTATATAATAAAAACAGAGAAAAAGCGTTTTGAAAAAGGCGTTATGGAGAATATCTCTAATGTAGAAGATATAGTCCTTCCGTCTTACGGCAAGAATATACAAAATCTAGCCTTCTTTATTCATGTAATACATAAGGCCAGTGATGAGGTAAAGGATTTAATTGATGACAATCGCTTCAGAGATGTACCTGATGACTTCATAGATAAGCTAAAGGGCGCTTGTGTAGATGCAAAAAACAAGTCTTTAGCTAAGACAAAAGCCAATTCTTTAGGTATATCATCTATTACAGATGCTGATTTAAGAGCTTTCCCTCTTGATTTGTATGAATGGTACGGCACTTATAAGCTTAAAAACAAGACAGAAAAGTATCGATTTACTATTGAGCCGATAACTCAGACGCTTTTAGATGCTAAGCCAGTGCGTAGAATCAATAGAACAAACAAGATACCCTTTGCGGGTGGTGCTTTTATAAGAATACCTGGAAGAATAAGGGGGCATTCTCTTCCTAAGCTTATAGCACCGGCAGTCAATGCTATAAATAATGTCTATAATCAGAAGTCAGACTTCCAGTATATAACTAACTGTCCATTTGGATTTGCTAACTTTGATGAGGGATATGTTACGCAAAAGCAAGAGCTATTTCCAGGTATGATTTATCCTGTGGCTGGGGATCCGACAAAGGCTGTCTATTTCCCCAACTTGCAGCGTTCTATGGCCTGGGCAATTCAAGACATCAACCTGCTATTTGAGATTATAGAAAAGCTCACAGGTGCGGGTTCGTACTTTCAGACAACAGGCAAGAATACATCTGGTACAGCTACAAGAGATATCATGGTAGCTGAAAAGGGAGAAACTAAGTTCAGTCTATGGGTTAAGCGCATAATGACTGATGTTTGTGAAGCTCTGACTATGTTCATAAATATGTATCAGGATTGGGCACCACCTAACTTAGGACAGCGTGTTTTAGGGGAAGATGGCAAGCAGTTAATAAGAAATCTATCTATTGAGTCTTTAAGGGGTAATTATGCCGCAAGAATGGAAGCTGATAATCTATCCGGCTCTAAGACTCTTGAAAAGCAAGTTAAAATGTGGGCATTTGAGAATCTACAAGGTAGCATCTGGTGTAATCCTCAAATTAACCCTGAAGGTAATTATAACCTAGCAGCTGATACAATTAAGATACTTGGTATCAATGATGCTGAAAGATATTTAGGTAAGAAGCCGGATATAAAGAAAGGCTATGACAGCAAGGAGCTTGAAGAAGAATGGACACGATTTATGCAGGGCGAAGACTTTGACCCGCCAGAAGGCGAAGACGCATATCAACACATGATGGGCCACTTCAAGCAAAAAGAGGAAAACTACTATGACTTAGATGTTGAATATAGAGCCGTCTTTGATAAGCATCTATTTAAGACAATGATAAATTTCCGAAAGCTAGTCAACGAGATACAGAAAACGAAGTTAGTCAATACAATGATGATGAGCATGATGCCCGAAAGTATGGCTGGCAGGCCACTGCCTGAAGGTCAGCAAGGAATGCAGCAGCAGGGTAGTCCGATGAATCCTAATATTGTCCAACCCCCAAATGCAGCAGCTCCTAATGCTAATGATATGGGCTTAGGTGGAATGGGTGGAGCTTAATGGGTGAAAAGGTAAATAATAAAGACCTATTTGATGAGTTAGCTGATTGGACAGCAATTATCAACAGTCCAGCATGGGATTCTTTTGTTGACTTATTAAATCGAAGAGCCAGTTATTTAAACACGCAAGTTCTATCATCGATAAAAGATGATAATATGCACAATGCTAAAAACTACACTTTCAGACTTGAAGAGTGTAAGACGATTCTAAAAAAAGTAAGTGAAAGAATGAAATGTATTAAAAGTGAAATGAACAAATCTAATGCGGAAGGGGGAGAATAGAAAGTGAAAAAAGAAGATATGATTAAAAGAGATTTAAAAAAGAAAGCTGATAAAGCGATAGCTAAAGAAAAAGAGCAGAAAAGGATAGCCGCTAGGGTAGCAAAAGACCTGGCAAAGCATTCTAAAGCTGTTACTTCTAAGCAAAAAGCACCTAAGCCTACTCACGTTGTGCCTTATGACCCAGAGAATAAGTATATCTCTAAGGCAGACTTTGTTCTTAAAAATTCGCATCTAGCTAATAAGCAAAAGGTTTTGAAGGCTAAGGAAGCTGAACTTGATGCTGAATTTGAGGTAAAGAAAAAAGGAGAGGCTGGGAAAAAAGAAGAAGCTGAGGCTCAAAAGGCTGATGCTATTGATACTGTAAAAAAACCAGAGTAACTAATTAATAATAGGTTTCTAGGTTGTCCTTTATCAACCCCGATAACAGGAGAAAATAATGCCTGAAGAACGAAAATCACCTGAAGCTATAGCCAAAGAAACAATGGATAGAGTTAAAGAAGAAAAGGCTATTAGGATTCAGGGAAATAAAGACGCTAACATAAGTGCGGAAGCAAGGGATGCCGCTGCAAGTTCGTCGCTTGAAACAGAAAAGACCAAAGAAAATCAGGGAACTTCTGCTCCTGAGAATGCGGAAGAAGCTGAGAAACAAGCCAAAGAAGATGAGCGATTGCTTACAGCTAAAGAAGAAGAGCTAAGCGATGACGAAAAAGCTCGCAAGAAAGAACTAGAAGCTAAGAAACCA